CCACCAGCACCTTGAGCGCCACCTGCATTGAGTTGGTTTCTTTTCTTATTTGCGGGAGCGCCTTGAGCTTGGTTCATCGGTGCGGCATCATTCACCCCAGCACCACCACCTCCTGCATTACCCGCCTCTTCTGTGGTAAGGAAAAATCTTTGTGCAACGGTATTATCGGCGTCCACTATGTCGAGTTGTTCGTTGGTGTCTGCCCCACCACTCGGGGGTAGAACTATCTGAGCCGAGCTACTGCTTATTTTTACTTGTGGCGTTTCTGATGTCCCCACCATTATACTCATGTTAAGGAGGCCATTCAGAGCCTCAATAGCCTCGTTGAGCTTCTCACCATTGACCACACATTTTGCATCTGGTGATATCATTGTGCTCGGCAGGTTTTGGTTTTGATTAATAGAATGTTGCCAGCCCATTCTGAAACTGAAGATTCAATTACAATGTTAGCTTTAGACCCTATCATAGATTGGTATTCAGAAGAGGTGGGTATTGTTGGTAGGCTCACAGTGAAAAATTCTAAATTACCAGTTGTAATTACCCTGATTCCTCCATTTTGAGCCGTGGTTGCAACATCACCCGTGTTCTGATCAATGACCCGGAAAGTTTGCGGCACATTGATATCCTCTGCGCTAGGCACGGTTAGTTCCGTCCCCGGCAAGACATACTCATAGGTTGTGCTTGTGGCTACATTGAATGATTGTGGCGCTCTAGCTGATCCCGTGTTTGCAATTCTCCCTATCCCTTGAATAATCAAGCTGTCTTGTGCTGACCAATAAAGGCCAACGTCAACGATTATTTTATTACCAACCTTGGCTAAGACCTTGTATCGGCTTGCTACCGAATGAACAAATGTCCCGCTTGTGCCAACCTTGAAATTTACAAACACGTTGATAGAATCACCTACGTTGATCGTGTTGGTTGCGGTTGTGTCAATTTTTACACCTATCGGGCTGACCCCGCCGCTGCTCATTTCTATGGTGCTAATTTGATACTCGTTTTGTTCCTTGTTCCATGCCTCCCCGTCTAAAACGGTTAGGGTGTAAGTGTCATCCCATTCTCTTGGCACTTGAAATACCGTTGAGCTAATGATTGCGGTTGGTGTTACCTTAGTCCATCCATAATCTGTGGTATAAGACTTTTCCGTTGCCGGGTCAACCCCATTATCTTGACTCCAAACCAAATTTTGAATATAGATATCATTGCCAAGATCCAATCCGTGGGCATTGCCTGTCTCAATATTTAGAGTTTCATTTGCTTCGTCCATTGTCAAACCGGTGATTGCTAAATGTCCATTAGCTAACCCCGGAAAGGTTACAAATGCAGAACCAGAAGGGACGGTTATTGTTTTGGGTATATTACTAAAAGTCCTCGTAAATTGAATCATCCCCCCGCCGATTGGGACATGCCCCGAGTCACCAACAAAATAAGCATTTGAGTCAGCGGGAAATGGCAATTCAATTACCCCCGCGCTTGCCGCATTGCTCATGGGATCATCAAGGGAAATTTGCCCCGCATTGTAATCTGTTTCTCGCTGAGTGCAGACCATATTATAACCTCGTGTAATAGCGTCTCCATCTTCAATAAAAGGGTGGGATATATATGTGCCATCAACAGCTCTTACGAGTGCCATTGTTGCTTGCGTATATGGTATGCTCATGATCGTTTTAACATTTTAGTGATGCGTCTATGGAAGCGAGGTGCGTGATTTGTGTCTGCAGTAAAGGTTTTAAAGAATCGGCAAAGCTACCAACCTCCGCTTGAACTTTTAATGTGACAGGCTGACCCGCTGCTATGCCGTTGAGGGTTTTCTTCAATTGGTTTGCTTGCGCGTTACTGCGCCCTAATTCAGAGGTGGTATCAACGGCTACCCCAAGAACCCGGCTTGCTGCTTTCTCTACCCTTTTATTTACATCTTCGGCAGTTGTTAATTTCCTGTTAAATTTTTCTTGCGCCGCAACCCGCTCCTTTGCATTGGGGATCATGTTGTTGGTATGGAAGTCTTTCATCTTCTCATTATGCGCGTCCTCCTTTTGCATTTCTTTAATCAGCTTTTGGCGTGCGTCATAACGGTCTTGCTCCCACTTGGTCACGTTGCCTGAGTTGTCCAAGTCCGGTCCCCATTCTAGCTGTGCAATTTCCAAGGCTGTTTGATAAGCCCCGGTGTAGCTAGTGTTTAGTTCTCCCATTAGCCTTAAAGCCTCTTCGTGTAATTCTACCTGTAAAGTTAAAGCCCTTTCCGTTTTGTAATCCCCGTCAATCCTTGCTTGTAAAATCGCCGCCTCAATGCCCTTCATTTTATCCCGCTGCGCATTAGCCCTATTAATTAAGTCTAAAGCCTTTTCCCTGCCGACACCTGTCTTTTTCACCATGTCGGACACTTCTTTTTCAAGTGCTATATTCTCCTTGGCGGTTTGTATTGCGTCATAATCCCCGCTTGCTTGAGCTTCTGCCAATTCAAGTTGTAATTGCTTTTCCCGGCTAATCTGACTCTCGTAACCTGCGCCCGTTCCCGCATCTTCTGATTGTTCTTTTCTAAACCTAGCGACATCTTCTGCGTTCTTCAAAATGATACCTTGCTCGGCGGCAATCTTTTTCCAGAAATCAAGCTGCTCGGATACGTCAATTGTCCAGTCCCCGAAAGCTGAACCAACTGAATCAAAAACTTCTGTGAATGTTCTTTGTTGGTCGTAAAGAACAGAATTTAAATCTGCAGTAACTTTAGAAACGTCAATACCCTTTAATTTGCCCCCGGTCAATAAATTCCAAGCGTCTATGATTGAGTTTACTGCCGGAGCAACCGCTTGCATCAAAACCAAACCCGCGGCTTGAAAACCCTGTTTCAATTTGTCCCCCACCACGACAACCGCTGCAACCAATGTTTGTGTCAGAATTTGGGCTGAACCTAAAAAGGCATTAGTCAACCAACCGCCAACCTTCGCCATCATCTCCATAAACTGAGCCCCGAGTTTTTTCAATGCAGCCCCGTCACCAGCCCCGCCAATCAGTTCCCCGACTTTAATAACCGCTTGTAGCTTGAATTTATCAATGCGGTCTTGTGCTTTTTTCAGGTTGTCGGCAGTGGCTTGGCTCATTACTGCACCACCATTTACAGCATCAACACCAAGTTGGGTAAAAGCCCTACCACCATCCGCGAGCAAGGGCAGGAGCTTGGTAGAGTCTGAGGCAATAGCTTCCATGTAAAAGGTCATTGTCTCGCCGCTCACCCCGGCTTTTTCCAAACCGTCAACATATTTCTGAAGTGCCTCCGGTCCGCTTAGGTCTTTGAAGTCTTCTTTCTGTTGGCCAATCAAAGGGGCTATGTTTTCAAAGTAATCCACCATCGGTCCACCACCGGTTTCTAGGAAGTCCCCAACCTTGTCTTGCACATCCTTGTAGATGTCGGCAAGTTTGTCCGATTCAACACCAACGGTTTTTGCCCCGTATGCTAACTTCTGAAATTCTTCACTGTTTGTCCCTGCCAATTTTGACAATGTGCCAATTTCTTTTCCATAAGCTAAGGCGCTTCGGGCGGCTGCCGAGAAGGCCACAACCAGACCGGTGCTAACCACTTTTGCAAGCATGTTTAGTTTTTGCATCCCTGCGGTGGCAAACTTCCCTATCGCTGACTTTAAGTTTTGCAGCTTAGTGGTCACCCCGGAGGTAACCAAGCTCATCGTCATTTTAATTTCATTGACCATTGTTTATACTGTTAAGATATTGTGATTTTATTTCCCTGAGAGAAGCGGGTTCTAGCAATTTGTATTCAGGTATTAGGGCGGTTCTTATTGTTCGCTGTAAAGAGAAAGCCCGGCGCAACGGGAAGGAAAGAACATCCATTGGATTCATGCCGTATCTGTGCGCGATTTCGTCCAACATAGAAGCTTCCCCTGAGATTCCACTCATCGTGTTGTTGCCGGCGGCCATAGCGGTGTCTTTACATTCCGGGAACTCTGCAAAAGAGTCTTCCACATGCTGACAAACCACGCGCACCATAGACTCTGAAGTTTCTGGTTTTGATAAGCATTTCAAAACGCGTTTTTGCAACCAATAAAGCCGCCACTCTTTCAAGATTTTGACATCGGTATATCTTTTGCAGTTTCGCCAAATGTAATCAATCACAGACTCAACTGTTATTTCTTGGTTCATTACTATGGGCGATTGAACTAGCAATAAGTCAAACCAAGTTTGCACAGTCATGGGCATTAATTCTTCCCCGGCAGCAAAAAACTCTTTGCGGAAAGTTGACCAATCAAGCGAGCGGTTTGTTTCCAACTTTTGCCGCTCTTGTTCGTATTGCTCTGGAATAGTCATTTGGAAAAAAGAAGCCTCACCCGCTTTATAGACGAGCAAGGCCAAAACCAAACTTGAAAAATTTGAATTTACTTGTCAGCTTTTGGCTTTGTGGTCTTTTTGGCAATACCTCGTTTGATTAGGTCGAGGGCAACGCCATCGTGTATTTCAACAATGGTGTCGGCTGGTTGTACTACACCACGAACCGAATGATCTTTGGTTAGTTTTACCTTCATCTTTTAAGCTTGGTAAGTGACGAGAATTATTGAAATGTCAAATGTGTCAAATGCGTCTGTTCCACGGTTTACCGTAACACTCTGAACAACTAAAGTTGATGGTGTGCCGCTGCGGTCAAAATCGTAAGTAAACTCCGTTCCCTCTGGGGGAAGAACAGTGGTGTCCGTTGCTCTTTGAAGA